GGGCCGGGGCCGATGCGGCGGCCGGTGTTCTACCTCGACGTCGCACCGTTGGGCCGGTCGGCGACGATCGCGGGCGCCTCGGATCGGCAGGACGGGACCGGGCCGCATACCGCGGTGAAGTCGCATCGGCTCGGCGCCGATTGGGTGGTCGAAGCCGCGGTGCAGTTGCTGGTCAAGCATCCGACGACGATCTTCGGGGGGTCGACGACCGGGGGGATCAAGGCGTATCTGCCGGCGCTCAAGAAAGCCGGGATTGAGGTGCACACCGGGCAGGGCCCGGTCCGGGCCGGGTCGCTGGTGCTGTTCACCGACGCCGAGCTGGCGGCCGGGTGCGCGCATCTGCTGGGGCTGGCCACGACCAAGCCGTACCGGTTCACGCACTCGGCCGACCCCTTGTTCGAGGCCGCGCTCGAGGGCGCCGACAAGAAAGACGTCGGCGACGGTCTGTTCATCTGGACTCGGCGTGGTGAGCAGCTGGTGGAGCTGTCGCCGCTGTACGGGATCACCGGGGCTTTATGGTTGCTGGAAGTGACCAGGCCAGAGGATTACGACGTGTCCCGAAGCGTGTACTGATGACCAGCGACCAGAGAGTGACCCGCAGATGAACCGGTGGCAGTACACCCGAGCACGGATCGCGCGGGCGGTGGGCGGCGGCGGCGACCAGCGGCGGTCACTGAGCTACCAGGATGTGTGGGGGACGGGCGACACCTCGGATCTGTTCGGGGGCAACGGCACCCTGTCGCTGGTGCCTCTGTACGCGGTCATCAGGTTGATCGCGGATCAGTTCGCGGCGACCCCGTTGCACGGCTACCGCTACAACCCGGACAACTCGCGCAAGCAGCTCGCGACGGACCCGGCGATTCTGACCCCGGGAGTTCAGGGGAAGTCGCGGGCGACGTGGAAAACCGAGTGCATCATGGGGCTGCTGACCCGGGGCAACGCGGTCGGGTTGTTCGGCGGGTACGACGCGGCCGGCTGGCCGACGTCGATCATCTGGGTGCCCCCGGGCGACGTGCAGTGCGACGACGAGAACCCGGTGGCGCCGAAGTTCTGGTACCTCGGGCGCCCGCTGAACCCGGGAGAGTTCATCCACATCCCGTGGCTGACCCTGCCGGGCCGGACCTGGGGCCTGTCACCGCTGGGAATGTTCAAGACCCTCTGGGAGACAGGGCAAGCGGCGCAGATGCTGGCCCGGAATTTCTACGACTCAGGCGGGGTGCCGTCCGGTCATTTCAAGAACACGGCCCGGGAGCTGCTGCCCGAGGTCGCCGAGGAGATGAAGCAGAAATTTAAGATCGCGGTCGCCGGTCGGGACGTGTTGGTGACCGGCAACGACTGGGCTTACAACCCGATCGGCCTGCCCGCTGACCAGCTGGCGTTCGTGTCGTCGCTCAAGATGACCGCGACACAGATCGCGTCGATCTACGGGATTGCGCCGGAGGAGATCGGGGGCGAGGCGGCCGCGGGGCTGCAGTACAGCACGGTCGAAATGAATCAGATCAAGCTGTCAACGAACACCATGCGTCCCTGGTACAACCGGGTCGAGGAAGCCCTCGAGCTCACGACCCCCCGAGGCCAGTATCTGAAATTCAACCTCGATGCGCTGGTGCGCGCCGACCTCAAATCGCGGATGGAGTCGCACGAGATCGCGACCCGGATCGGCGCCGAGACACAGCCAGAAATGCGGGCGGCCGAGGACCGGTCGCCGCTGACCCCCGAAGAGTTTGCCGAGTGGCAGAAGACCTACAAGCCGGTGCCGACCGCGCCGGTTTCGTCGCGAAAGGAGTTGCTGTGACCGTCACGATCGAGCGGCGCGAAACCAGGGGGACGGTCGAGCTGCGCGCGGCCGGCCCGAAGGGCAAGAAAGCGGGCGGGTACGCGATCAAGTTCGGGATGCGGTCGCAGAACCTCGGCGGGTTCGTCGAGCGGGTCGACCCGAGCTTTGTCGACGAGACCCTTGATCGGGGCCTCGATGTCCTCGGCCGGTACCAGCACGATTCGAACATGCTGATCGGCCGGACGGCGGCCGGCACGCTGACCCTGACGAAGGATGGGACCGGGCTCGGCTACGAAGCGGACTTGCCTGACACCAGCTACGGGCGCGACCTCGCCGTGCTGCTCGAGCGCGGCGACGTCACCGGGTCATCGTTCGCGTTCAGGCTGGCCACGGACGGCGGCGACAGCTGGGGGGAAACCGAATCTGGGTTCCCTGAGCGCACCCTGCTTCGGGGGATCGTCGTCGATGTGGCCCCGGTGGTGACTCCCGCCTACCTCGACACGACGTCGGGTCTGCGGTCGCTGGCCGAGCAGCGCGGGCTCGACCTCGACGCGGTCAAGGCGGCCGCCAGTCACAACCAGCTCGGGCAGCTGCTGCGGTCCGGGTCCCCGGTGGTGCTCGACCTCGGCGCGGTCGGTGTGCGGGCCCGCTTGGCAAAGGCCCGGATGGCTGCCGATACTGACGGGGCAACGACTTAGAGCACCAGCGGGCAGGCTGCCCGGACCACCCCGGCGCAACCGCGACCCGGGCGGCCGCCGCTGGTGGGTAGGCGGGACGCGCAACGGGCCCCCTCGGACTGATCGATCCGTGATCCGACGAGTGAAGGGGTTCAGGCAGATGCCGACCGTTGAGGAAATCAAGACCCTGCGTGAACAGCGCATGGGCACGCACAAGGAACTGATCACGCTGCTCGAGCGTGCCGAGTCCGAGAAGCGTGAGCTGACCGCCGACGAGCAGGCGACCGAGGCCCGGTTGAACAAGGCTCTCGACGAGTCGCGGGAGGTCGTCACCGGGCTCGAGAAGCGGCACGCCGCGCTGGCCGAGGCCGAGCAGCGGCAGGCCGAGGCTGAGGAAACCTTCGGGAAGCTGCTCAAGGGCACCGACCTGAGGGGCCTGCCGGGTGGGCCGACCGGTCGCGACGAAACAGGCACCGCCGACGAGATGGCGCAGGTTCGTTCCTGGCTGACCGGTGGGTCGGGCAAGCGGGCGCTCGAGGTCCGCGCCGGCAAGGCGATGGGCCCGGAAGAGTTCCGGGTGCTGTCGAAGCTGACCGCGGGTGCGGGCGCGAACACGGTCAAGACCAGCTTCTACGAGAAGTTGATCGCGCACCTCATTGAGGTGTCCGGGATCATGCAGGCCGGGCCGACCGTGCTCAACACCAGCACGGGCGAGCAGATGCTCATCCCGAAGACCACCTCTCACAGCACCGCGGCGCTGGTTGCTGAGGCGGGCACCATCGGTGCGTCCGACCCGGTGTTCGCGCAGGCGGCGCTCGACGCGTACAAGTACGCGGTGCTGCTGCAGGTCTCGCACGAACTGGCCAACGACACCAGCGTCGATCTGCTGTCCTACCTGGCGATGCAGGCCGGTCGCGCGGTCGGCAACGCGTTCGGTTCGGCGCTGGCCATCGGTACCGGTTCGTCGCAGCCGCAGGGTGTCGTTCCCGTCGCGTCGGTCGGTGTGACCGGTGGCGCTGGCGTGGCCGGCGCGTTCACCTCCGACAACATCATCGATCTCTTCTACTCGGTGATCGCCCCGTACCGGAACAGCCAGTCCTGCGCGTTCGTGATGCGGGACGCGACCGTGGCCAGTGTCCGGAAGCTCAAGGACACGACCGGGCAGTACCTTTGGCAGCCCTCGATTCAGCTGGGCGTGCCGGACACCCTGCTCGGGAAGCGGCTCATCACCGACCCGTTCATCCCGGCCGTTGCGCTGTCGGCCCGGTCGGTGCTGTTCGGTGACTTCTCGCAGTTCTACGTGCGGTTGGTCGAGTCGCTGCGGTTCGAGCGCTCGGACGACTTCGCGTTCAACACCGACCTGATCACCTACCGGTGCATCCTGCGCGGCGACAGCGAGCTGGTCGACGTGACCGGCGCGATCAAGGCGTTCGTCGGCAACGCGGCGTAAGTCGCGCACTCGCCTCGGGCCCGCCATGGTGGGCCCGAGGCGATCCCTGTTCATCAGCACGGCGAAAGGATCGAAAGATGCCACGCGAAATTGTTCTCCGGGGCCAGATCTCGGGCACCCGCAACGGCAAGGACTGGCCGCCCCCGGGCACCAGGCTCGAGCTCGACGACGCCGAGGCCGATGGCCTGGTGCAGGGCCAGATGGCCTACGAGCTCGACGACCCGCGGGTCGGTGCCCCGCTGGTCGACGAGATTCTGGCCGGCGCCCCCGAGGCCCGGGACTGGACGGCCGGTCAGCCGGACACCAACCTTGACCGGGCCCGGTTCGTGGCCAACCACGACGGCGACAGCGTTCAGCTGGTGCGGGACGCGGCCGAGCGCGCTGGCCTCGACGACGCTCACACCGTTCCGGGCGCCGACCCGGACCGGCCGCTGGTCGGCGACGACAAGCCGAACCCGACCGACGCTCCGTCGCTGGTCGCTCTGCCGGAAGAGGTCGACGTGGATCGCAGCAGCACCCCGGATGATGGGGCCCGTCTCATCGACGACGACCGGGCCAAGGTCGAGACGGCGTCGGTGGACCCGGATGCCGGCGCCGAGGTCAAGGCGGACACGGGCAAGCCCGCTGGTCGCCGGGTGGCCAAGCCGTAGCACCCCTTGGTTGCCCCCGGACCCGTCGTTAGCGGGCCCGGGGGCGCCCTCGTTTTGGGGGGTGTGCGGGTTACTCTCGGCGCATGACTCTTTCCCTCAGCACCGCGGCCCGTAACGCGGGTATGGATGCGGTCCGGGTGGTGCCCGACTCGGGTGCGGGTAACGGGGTGCTGCGGATCTACTCGGGCACCAAGCCAGCCACCCCGGCGACGGCCCCGACCGGGACCCTGCTGGTCGCGATCACCCTCAACAAGCCGAGCTTTGGTGCGTCGGCGACCGGGGTGTCCACGATCGTCACCAGCCCCGCGCTGACCGGGACGGCGGCGGCGACCGGGACGGCCGGTTACTTCCGGATCGTCACCAGCACCGAGGCGGCCGGTTCCGGGCTCGGCACGATCGACGGCACGGTGACCGCGACCGGCGGCGGCGGCGATCTGACCCTCGACACTCTGTCGATCGTTGCGGCGACGACGGTCACCTGCACGGGTGGCACCCTGACGCAGCCAGGCTGATCCGGTGGCGGCGTCTCTCGTCACCACCACGCTGCACGCGTTCGCGGACGGCAACAGCCCCGGCCACGCGTGCGCGCTCGGCTCGGCCCCGAACGTCGGTGAGTACGACTTTCTGTGCGTCAACTCTGACACGGTGGTCAGCACCCCGTCCGGGTTCAACGTGTCGACGTCGAACGTCAACGCCATGGGGTCGTATCTGTTCTACCGCAAGGCATCTGGCGGCGAGTCGAGCAGCGTCACGGTCGTCACCAGCGGCAACTTCAATACCCAGGTGTCGCACTCGCGGTGGTCTGGCCTCGACACCGTAGACACGCAGGCCGTGACGTCGGCAGTCGGCTCGGCCAGTAACACAAGCCTCGCTGTGACGACCCCGACCCTGGCCGGCACGGGTGAGTTTGTGCTGGCGTTCGCTGCGCTGGGGTCGATCGGGACCATTGCCCAGAACACCCCGGTCTGGTCGAGCGGGTATACCGCGGTCACCGGGCCGAACATCCAAGCGTCCGGGTCGTCGGGCATGTGCGGGTTCGTGGGGTTCAAGACCGGGGCCGGCACAGCAGCGGAATCGCCCTCGGTGACATGGTCGGGTGATGCCCCGTTCAACCGGGACTCGCACGTCATCGTGGTCACGGTCGCCTCGGGCGGCGCAAACGGTGTCCTCGCCGGGGTCCTGCCGGCCATCACCTCGGCCCTGACCGGCACACAGACGGACCGGGCGGCACTGGCCGGGGTCCTGCCTGCGATCACCTCGGCGCTGACCGGGACACAGACAGACCGGGCCACCCTGGCGGGCACCCTGCCGGCCATCACCGCGGCGCTCACGGGCACGCAGACGGACCGGGCGGCACTGGCGGGCACCCTGCCCGCGATCACCAGCGCGCTGACCGCACAGCGGGCTGCCTCGGCCACGGTGCTGGCAGGGCAGCTGCCCGCGATCGTCGCCGCTCTGACCGGCACGGCGGGGGCGGCGGCGCCGACCTCGGGCGGATCGGTGTACCCCGGGGTCGCGGCCGGGCCGTCGCTGGCCGGATCATCATCGGGAGGGCCCACCCTGGCCGGCAGTTCGGTCGGTGGGGCAACGCTGACAGGGAGAGTCGAATGATTGAGGTCGGCAAGATTGTTCCGCTATCGGTCACCGTGCGGACTGCGGGCGGCGCGCTGGTCGACCCGGTGGGCGGCGTCCCGTCCGTCGTTCTCACGGTCACCCTGCCGGACGGGTCGATCTCGACACCGACCGTGACCCGCACCAGCTTCGGCCTGTTCGCGGCGTCGTTCGTGACCACGATGGCCGGGGTCCATTCGTACCGGTGGGTCGTCACCGACCCCACCAACGGCAACGTGTTCGGGCCCGAGCCGTTCGTGGTCGAGGACAACACCTACATCCCGTTCGTTGGCCTCGACGAGCAGCTGACGTTCATGGCGGCCCGCACCGTGATCACCTCGGTTGAGAAGCTCGAGGAGCTGCGCGGGTTCCTGCGGGTTGCGTGCGGCGCGGTCGAGCTCGACACCGGGCGGAAGATCAGCGTTCAGACCGTGACCCGGACGATCAACGGCGGCGCGGTCGCCGCGGTGCTGCCCGGCCCGGTCATCTCGATGACCAGCGTGACCGAATCGGGGGTGCTGCTCTCGCCGTCCGCGTACGTGCTCGACACCTCGGTCGGGATCCTCTACCGGGGCACCAGCACCGCCCCGCGCGCCTTCACCAGCGGTATCCAGAATGTGGCGCTGGTCTACCGGGCCGGCACCCTCAACCCGCACCCGGTGCTGCGGAAGGTCGCCAAGAACGGCGCGCAAAGGATGTGGCAGGGCGCGCAGCAGATGCCGCATCCGGCTATGGATGACCTCGACGTCGAGGAACAAGTGCGGGTCGGGGCGCTGACCCCGTTGGAGTATTCGGCGTATCAGAAACTCAAGGTCGGGGGGTTCGCGTGACCACGGTTCTGCCAGTGAAGCAGGCGCTGGTGACCCTCGGCGGCGACACGTTCGACGACACGGTGCGGACGATGTTCTCGGCCCGGATCGTCGTGGACGCCGACGCCGACCGGCTGCTGATCGGTGACGCGTCCGGCACGTTCGAGCCCGAGTCGCTCGGCCCCACCCGGACCGTCGAGGAGCTTTACGACGTCGCGTGCATCGTCTCCGTCACCAAGAACGGCGACGCCGATTACCAGCCGATCGTGACCGCCCGCGCGATCGAGCTGTTCGAGGGGTTCGAGAACGCAGTCCGGTCGTACCCGGGCCAGAACCTCGGCGTGACCGGGGTGCTCTGGGCGGGGGTCCTGGGCAACTGGTCGCTGACCGAGCACCCCGCGTCGGACACTGGGGGCAAGATCTCAACCTCGTTCGCGTTCAATGTGCGTGTGAGAGCAATGACCCGATTGGCCTGAGAGAGGATCGCCCCGTGGCATTCGTAGTGGAACTGATCAACGTGAATCCGAACGGCGCGGTCAGCGTGGTTGTCGACGGCGACCGGGTGCCGGTCGATGCCGGGGGCATCCTCAAGGTGACCCCCGAGCAGGCCGGTCAGGCGCCGCACTGGCGGCACGCGACCGACGACGACGACCGGGTGCTGCGGCAGAATCCCGAGGCGCTGCACTGGCGGCTGCGGGCGGGCACCATCGAGGTTTACGACCTCGGGTCCGGGCTGCTCGCGCAGGTCGACAACTGGCGGCGCGCCAACGACGACGACGACCCGGCGCACCCGCTAGCGGACGGGCACGGCGGGTTGCTGCCGGCCGATACGACCGGGCGGGCGACGTTCGCCGTCACCGCCGACGCGCTGGCCGCTGAGCAGCAGCAGCTCGACGACGACACCACCCCTGAGACGGAGAACAGCTAATGGCCGGCGCACTCGATCACCAGCTCGGGATCATTCCCGAGGTCACCTACGGCACCCCCCTGACCCCGACCACGTTCCTCGAGCTCGATATGGGCCGGACGAAACACAAGTGGGATCCGAAGGTCATTCAGGGGTCCGGGATGCAGGTCGGTGACGGGGGCATCGATCGGGCGTCCCGGTCGGTGGCGGTCATCGGTCAGGGGTCCGGCGAGATCGGCCTCGACTACCAGACCCGGTCCATGGGCCGGCTGATTGATTCGTTCTTCGGCAACGGCGTCAGCACCCTGGTCAGCGGCACTACCTATCAGCAGCTGTTCACCAGCGCTCTAGTCGGATCGCTGTTGCCCGCTAGAACGCTAGAGCTCGGCGTGGTCCGGGCCGACGTTGCGGGCACCGTGGACGCCTACCGGTACGCGGGCACGACCATGTCGAAGCTGGGGATCGCCTGCGACACAGGGGATATCTGCAAGTTCACCGGAGAGTTCGACGCCAAGTCGCAGGTCCGGAACACCTCACCGGCGACAGCGTCGTATGCCGCTTTCACGACCCCGTTCCACTTCGGCGAGGCGTCGATCACAGTCGGCGGTTCGGTGACCGTACCGACCACGACAACGCTCGCCGTGGTCGGTACCCCGGTGACCAATGCCCGGTCGTTCGGGTTCGAGTTCGACAACCAGGCGGACGTCGAAGACTGGGCGCTCGGTGGGATCCGCAACCAGCCGCGCGTGTCGAAGCGGGTCGGGACCCTCAGCATCGAGGCCCGGTACGACGACTCGGTCTATGACGACGCGCTGGTCAACCACACCACCGTGCCCGTGACGATCACGTTCTCCAAGACGTCGGTCGCGCTGTCGACCGGGTTCCCCACCCTCCAGCTGG